GAGTGAACTAACATCTTTCTTAACCGCAGAACGGCTAATTGGGACGTCAAGCTTTACGCAACCCTTTTTAAGGAGTGCGGGAGTAAAAGAAAACTCTTGAAGAGTTTCACCGGTCGTTAATTCGATTGGTATGCCGAACCAACGATTGCCTGACACTATGTCTTGCTTGATTCCAATAGACAGAAGAGAACAGCGTAAAACTGATCTTTTCTTTAGTAACCCCAATAATGAGGTTCCTGGTCGACTTGGTTTCATGCCCAACCCTCTGAGTTTTTCAGGAAGGTTTAGACATATTACAGATTTCCACTTGCTACGTAGCAAGCGTAAAACTGGCGCCATTACTGACGCTACACCGCGTCTGGATAAAATAACATTCAGATGCCCAATTGAACATCTCACAACTGAGAAAAGTACTGACGTATCGCGCAGTTTCCCATTACGGAAACAGCTCGAGACTTTTGGCACACGTGGTGAAACACGATAGCCAAACCAGTACATTTCCCCGCAAAAAACTGCGACAGTATTTGAAACTACTGTTTTGCTGCGGTTGATACTCCATCCGGAGCGCTCAAGAGCTGCTTCGTATGTTGATAACTCCCCTGTAAACAGGAGGTCGTCTCCACACATGACATAATCTTTTATGCCAGCCAGTTGGGTCACGTAATGGTGACAAACTGACGACAACTCAAAGCACCCTTTTAGGCCCATTAGAAGCTTGTTAGGTATTACATAACGCCCGTTCGGTAAACGTACGGGTAGGTTAAATAAGTAACTATCTAACTTCTCTAGACCTAAAGAACGCAGTCCGAAGCTCGCTAACTCTGGATCAATGTCGTCGGAAAAGTTCGACAAATCAGCAGAGACACACATTAGCTTTCCACTTGACGTTCTTCGTTGAGCAAAGCGATGTCCAATCGATTGCTGGTCCGAACAGTCCTGACGCAGAGCGCATAAAACTGCGCGACAACGTGAGTACAGCCCGGTGGAATGCACAAAAGGTGTGTTATACGGGGCTATGAGCCTAAGCTTTCCAGCCGCTTCGGTGATTACATGAATCTTTCCGTAAGGTGGTGGTTTACAATACAAAAACCGAGGGTTTTCGCATGAGAACCATTCCGGAAAACGTTTGTCCCCCCTTACCGATGAAGGTTTGGTAGAGAACGATGAAAAATCCAGGTAATCAGGTAGGTCATCCAAGTTAACGGACAGGCCTAACGTAGCAATTAGGTCTGGAGCATCCTCACGGTAATAATCGTAAGGAGGCTCAGAACCATCATCCTCGAAAAATTCGCCTCCCATAGCGAATAGTTCGCGGAATAGGTTCGCCTCAAAGTTACTTGCGTAACCCTGCCGCATTTCATTTGTATCTAGACTGCCACCAGTTGGTGACACCCTTTTTTCAAAGGAATCTAGAGACTTACGAATCTGGTTAACACTATTCAGTTTAATCATTTTCGCAAATGACAAAACACACAGGACCCGTTGTGCACGAAGCACAT